ATAATGCAGCCGCACCGACCGCACGACAAGATCTGTTGCTGCTGATGTCCGTTAAGGACCTGTACGACCACAGGGAGAAGTACGGCACAAACACGCAGCTTCTCAGCGGTCACGCCTCCACATTTCTGTACAGCGAGATCTACGGAGGTGCCGGTGATGGAAATTAAAATCAATATTCGCAAGCGTGTTTTTTCCACCACCGGCGGCCGACAGATCGAAGATAAGGCAGGCGCCCCACACTATATGAATGTTTGGGCAACGCCGGCCGATCTGTACGGCGAAGAACTGTACCAGGCAATGGCCGCCAAGCTGCATGAAGTGCTGGCGTTCAAACTGCGTTACTGCAAGGCATTGGAAGATATGCGAGGGCATGCCAAGGACTACTTTGTGGAAGAAGTAGCCACCGGCGCACGCTATCGGATCTACCATATCGACTATTCAAGAGGCAACCACGAGTTCGTTACGCTAAAGTGTGAGCGTACAACATAAGGGGGTGATCTTATGATAGTCAACATGGAGTTCCAAGGTATGGAGCAGCTGCTAAAGAACCTGCAAGAGGTAAGCTCTTTAGATGTGGTGGGCCAATGCACCCGCCACATCATCAATCTGTCCAAGCTGGAAACACACAGGACAATGAAGCGGAATGTGCCAAGGTCGAGGGACCACAGCAAAACCGGTCGGTATCTCGGCCACAGGTTCGTGCAGTACTCACCTGCCCACGCCGCTGATGTGATCCCGGTGTCAAACACAAGGACAGACACAGACGGCCGCTCAAACGCAGAGGTAGGCTGGAAGCTCAGTGACAACAGCCCGCAGTTTTATATGAAATTTGTGGAATGGGGCACATCGAAAATGCGCCCACGCGAATTCATTAACAAAACAAACAAGCAGTGCGAGGGCATGTACCGCCGCATTGCCGAAACGACGCTACAGTCATACGCAAACAAGTATTTAGGCGATTAAGGAGACCGATATGTTAGATGTGATCAATGAAGCCAGTATTGCACTGTTGCAGATCTCCGGCCGGGGTATTCCGGTCCGGGAGGGGTGGTATGACCCGGATATTACAGATACGCATATCTCTCTTTGGCCGCTCAGCTATGCAGAGGATGACCACAGCGACGATGGCAGCGAGAGCGAGACAGCTACGGTTCAGGCGAATATTTGGAGCCTGGTGGACGAGGTGGCGCTGGCCGCCGAAGTGCTGGCTCTGATGAAAGCCTATGGCTTTGACTTCCTGGAGAGCAACAACGCTTACGAGGACGACACGGAGCTATATGTCAAACAGCTGCGCTTTTCGCTGACAGTTGAAAAGAACAATGCCGCCAATCAGGCGGAGAAAGGGTAAGTAAATGAGTGAGGAAAGAAATGTACACAGCCGCCGTGTAGGTCTGAAAGACATCTATGTGGCGCTGGTCACAAAAAACGACGCAACCGGCTACACCGCCGGCACTCCGACCAAGCTGGCAAGAGCCATAAGCGCAAAAGTGAGTGACAAGTTCTCAAGCGAGAAGTTGTATTCCGATGACGCGGTGGAAGAAACAGCGACAAACTACGAGGGTACAGAAATTGAACTGGATGTAAACGCCCTGACCCCGGCAGAAAAGGCTACGCTTTTTGGCCATCTGTATGAAAAAGGCTATCTGGTGAAAGGTGAAGACGACAAACCGAACGAAATCGCAATCGGCTATCGCGTCAAGCGCCTTAACAACAAATACGAGTTCGTTTGGTATTATTGTGGCACCGCCAGCGAGGGTATGGAGGAGACGAACGAGACCAAGGCGGACAAGGTGTCTACACAGACCGACACGGTAAAACTGTCCTGCTATGCGCGTAAGCACGATGGCAAGTTTAGTTGCTCCGTAGACGAAAGCAATCTGCTGACAGAAGACAAGGACGCAGCCGGTGCTATTGCCGACTGGTTCTCCAAAGTTCAGGAATGGCCGACAAGCACAGCAGCCGTCGGTGGTTAAAGGAGTAAAACATGGACGCAATTATGGAAAAGGCTCCGGCTGCACAGCTGGAGCTTAACGGCAAGACTTACACGATCAACCACATGGGCACGGCTACATACCTGCGCTACAAACAGGCGTGCGAAGCGGTCAACCTGGAGGAGGACGCTATCGACGCTCCGACCTACACCGCCATCATCAACGCTTTGTCGATCGCTTTCGGTGAACAGTTCACACCCGAAGAGCTGGCAGAAAGCGACACCGATGTGGCCGATGTGATCGTGGCTTACATGGCAGTGGATCTCAATCTGGCACAACGGATTGAGCAGAAGATCGACGCCATGACAGCAAATTTCAAGACTGGCAGCTGATCCCGGATATAACGGTCAGTTGCCACGGAACAATCCACCGTTCCACGGCGTCCCTGGAATTCTACCGGCGGTACTGCACCTATATGCGTGCCGTCGGTACGGATGAACCACAGGGACTGCAAGCAACGATCCGCCTTGTACAAGCCGTACTGCCAACAGCAGCGGGCTATGTACTGAAAGCCGACATAGAGGAAGTGCTGGTGGCGGGCAACACCGCCCACTTCTTGGCACAGCGGATCACGGAAGCCATCAACCGGCTGAGTCCGGAAGAACAGGTGGAACGAGTAAAAAGTCTATTCGATGAATACGACAAAGAGAACGGCTACACAGACGAAGAGGACGAACAAGACTACTGGAGCGCGCAGTTGGAAGTAATCAACAGCCTGCTGGATGTGGCAACCCAGTGTCTGCGCTGCGATCTGCAATACGCCCTTACCGGTGATGTGTTTGCCATACTCTCTTTGATTAAGTATAAACTGGAACACGCAGATGAGCGATAGAAAGGAGGACGACAATGGCAGTAGCGTCAATACGACTGACGGCCAGCGCCAGCAGCTATACAGCTGTTATGAAGCAGGCAAACGCCCAAATGCGGCAACTACAGCAGGAGTACTCCTTAGCCGCCCAAAAGGCTAAACTGATGGGTCAGTCTCACCAGGAGGTCGGCGCCCGGGTACAAATGCTCACAGAGAAGATCAAAGCCCAGGAGGAGAAGATCTCCGCCAACAGTAAGCGGGTAGCTGAACTGACGGCTGAAGATAAGAAACTGTGGCAGCAGCACTCTGAGCTGCAAAACAAGCTCAATCAGACAAAAACCGCCTATGACAAGTCCGCCGAGGCAACCGGAAAGAACAGCAAGGAAACCAAAGCCTTGCAGAAAGAGGTCAAAGCGGCCGAAAAGGCCCTGGCTGAGAACGAGAGCAAGCTACAGAGCAATGCAGATAAACTGACTAAGGCCAAGAACCAAGGCACGCTGTTTTCCAAGGAATTGGAAAACATGAAGCTGAAGCTGAAAGCTGCCAACAAAGAGCTTGACTCCGACAAGCTGAAAAAATACGACGACAAAATGAAGGCCAGCGCAAACAGCTATACAGCTGTGATGGAGCAGGCAAACGCCCAAATGCGGCAACTACAGCAGGAGTACTCCTTAGCCGCCCAAAAGGCTAAACTGATGGGTCAGTCCAACCAGGAGGTCGGCGCCCGGGTACAAATGCTCACCGAAAAGATCAAGGTCCAAGAGGAGAAGATCTCCGCCAATAGCAAGCGCGTAGCCGAACTGACGGCCGAAGACAAGAGATTGGGGCAGCAGAACTCTGAACTGCAAAACAAACTCAATCAGACCAAGAACGCTTATGACAAATCCGCAGAGGCAACAGGCAAGAACAGCAAGGAAACCAAAGCCTTGCAGGAAGAAGTCAAAGCGGCCGAAAAGGCCCTGGCTGAGAATGAGAGCAAGCTACAAAGCAATGCCGATGAGCTGGCTAAGGCCAAGAACCAAGGCACGCTGTTCTCCAAGGAATTGGAAAACATGAAGCTGAAGCTGAAAGCAGCCAACAAAGAGCTTTCCTCCGCCAAGTTGAAAGAATATGGCGACAAAATGAAAACCGCAGGAGACAAGGTATCAGCAGCGGGCCAGAAAATGTTGGGCATTACCGCCGCAGTCACAGGTGTGGGCGTTGCTTCCGTCAAGACCGCTTCAGACTTCGACAGCGAGATGTCCCGCGTTAAGGTGATTGCAGGTGCAACCGACGATGAATTCGAGAAGCTGCGCAAGCAAGCCATCCAGCTGGGTGCCGACACGGTGTTCTCCGCTTCTGAGTCCGCAGCCGGTATGGAGAACTTCGCCACGGCAGGATATAACGCCAAGGAGATCATGGCAGGTATTCCCGGCGTACTAAACCTGGCGGCTGTGTCCGGTGGCGATGTAGCCAATGCGGCAGAAGTAATGGCTACCACCATGCGGTCTTTTAATTTGGACGCCAGTGCGTCTGTCCATGTGGCTGACGCGTTCGCAAAGGCGGCGGCAGACACCAACGCGGAAGTGGCAGACATGGGCGAGGCAATGAAGTATGCCGCACCCATCGCCTCTTCGTTAGGCATTTCTCTTGAAGAAACAGCAGCTGCGATTGGCATTATGTCCGACCAAGGTATCAAGGGCAGCCAGGCTGGTACATCTCTTCGCGGCGCATTGTCACGACTGGCAGCGCCAACCAAAGCAATGAGCGCAAAAATGAAGGAATTGGGTGTGGATTTCTTCGATGCAAAAGGGAATATGGTTCCGCTGAGTGAGCAGGTCGCGCAGCTCCAGTCCAAGTTTAAGGGTATGACCCAAGAGCAAAAAGAAAATGCCATCGTTACACTGTATGGCAAAAATGCCTTATCAGGTATGCAGGCTTTGATTGATCGAGGGTCCGGCGCGCTTACCAAAATGACGAACAGCTTTAAGAACGCAGACGGCGCAGCACAGGATATGGCGGACAACATGCTGGACAACCTGGCCGGCGATGTTGAAAACATGAGCGGTGCTTTTGAGTCTGCCGGGATCAACTTGGCCTCGCAGTTCACACCGGAGATCCGCTCCATCACACAAGCTGTGACCAACGCCATAGACAAGTTCAATGGACTAAGCGACAGCCAGCAGAAAACGATTGCTGTGATCGCATTAGTGGTGGCCTCTATCGGACCGCTACTCCTTGGCGTAGGGAAAATTATTGGTACAGTCGGAAGTGCAATATCCGGTATATCCAAGATTAAGGAAGCCGTGTCCGGCCTTGGCCTGGTCAGCAAGATTTCAAGCGGAGCCGGGAAGATAGGTAAGGCTATCACAGGTGTGTTTTCGACACTTGGCCTTAAAGGCGTGATTATTGCCGCCGTTGTGGCTGCTGTAGTAGCCGGTATCGTGCTGATCATCAAGAATTGGGACAAAATCAAGCCGGCATTGGAAAATGTGTGGAACAAAGCGAAAGCCATATTTCAGACAGCCTGGAATTGGATAAAAAACATCTTCACGACATTGTGGAACTTTGTTAAGACAGTATGGAACGGAATAAAGAACGGAATACAGGTGGCCATTATGTTCATCGCCAATCTGTTCAGCGCTGCGTTTAACATTATAACGCTGCCATTCCGCTTTATATGGGAAAATTGTAAACAATATGTTTTCGCCGCATTCAATGCTATCAAGACCGTTATTTCAAGCGCACTGCAAGTGATCCGCACCATCATCTCGACTGTCGGTAATGCGATCAAGCGAGTCTGGACCGCTGTGTGGAACGGTATTAAGGCTGTCCTGACGCCAATTATCAACGGCATTAGGAATATAATCACCAAGGTGTTCACTGCAATCCGTGTTGTGATCGTCACTTATGTGACCATCTGGAAAAAGATTATAACCACTGCCTGGAAAGCGATTAAGACCGTAGTGACCACAGTGGTCAACACCATCAGGACGGTTGTATCGACGGTATTCAATGCGCTAAAGAACATAATCAGCGTACCGCTGAACTGGATTAAAAACCTGGTAGCGCGCATTTTCGGTGGGATCAAAGACAGCATATCAAACAGTATTAACAATGCGAAAAACATTGTGAGCAAAGGTTTGGCTGCCATTCGGGGCTTCTTCAACAAGCTAAAATTGAAATTTCCGAACATCAAGTTGCCGCACTTTAGTATCACCGGCGGCTTCAGCCTGGATCCGCCGTCTGTACCCAAGCTGAATATCGACTGGTACGCAGGCGGCGCCATTATGCGCGGGCGACAGATCTTTGGCGCATACGGCGGCACACTGCTGGCAGGCGGTGAACCAAGCACCGGCGGAGAGGCAATTCTGCCGTTGAGTCCGTTCTATACGGCCCTTAGCAAAATGCTGGACAACCAGCTCCAGCGACTGATCACCTGTGTTCGTCCGACAGTGATCGTACATACTTACCTGGACGGTAAGGAGATCGGCAGTAAGGTCGTACAGCAAGTCACGGACGAGGTCACCAAAGACCAGCGGAACTATGAAATGGCAAAGGG